ATGGTGAAGAAAAAGATGCATTTGGTTTAGATACCTCAATTGCAGATAGAACCAAAGCAGCCGAGTTGTTAGGTAAACGGCACATGCTATTTACTGATAAGGTGAAACTTGATGCAGAAATAGAGATTGATATATCAGACCGCATGAAACAAGCAAGGGTGAAATCAGATGAAGTACAACAAGGCACAACTGATTGATGCGTTGGGTTCGTTCACGCATGATCCATTAGGCTTTGCATACTTTTCTTTTCCTTGGGGCGAAAAAGGAACACCGCTTGAAAACTTTGACGGCCCTGATGAATGGCAAGTTGACACCTTTAAGAAAATAGGCGAAGAACTACGCAAGGGCAAATCGTTGGCGAAAGCAATTCAAATTGCAGTTGCATCAGGTCATGGTATTGGTAAGTCAGCGTTTTCATCGATTTTAATTCTATTTGCTATTGCCACACATGAGAATACAAGGGGCGTAGTAACCGCTAATACTGATACACAGTTAAAGTCTAAGACTTGGGCTGAGTTAAACAAGTGGTACAACTTGTTTATAGGTAAAGAGTTATTCACCTATACCGCAACTGCATTGTTTAGTGCTGATAAGCAGTACGAAAAGACATGGCGGATAGATGCTATTCCATGGAGCGAAAGTAATCCAGAAGCATTTGCAGGCTTACACAATCAAGGTAACAGAATACTTATCATATTTGATGAAGCATCCGCTATTTCCGATAAGATTTGGGAAGTAACAGAGGGTGCATTAACAGATAAGGAAACCGAGATTATATGGTGCGTGTTTGGAAACCCTACACGTAATAGTGGTAGGTTTAGAGAATGTTTTAGAAAACATCGTGCATATTGGACTACCTATCAGATAGATAGCCGTACTGTTAAAATCTCAAACAAAGCTAAATTGCAAGAATGGGTTGATATTCATGGTGAGGACAGCGACTTTGTAAAGGTGCGTGTTAGAGGGATATTCCCTAGTGCATCTGATACACAATTTATATCCGCATCAATCGTTGATGAAGCACAAAAGCGAATGTACAGAGTTGGTGAGTTTAACAACCTACCTGTAATCATCGGTGTAGACCCTGCATGGACTGGCGGTGATACATTAGAAATCGTGATGCGTAATGGCTATTCCATGAAATGCTTGGCAACCATTGAAAAGAATGATGATGATATGCGAATGGCTAACCTAATAGCACAATTTGAGGACGAGTACAAAGCCGATGCAGTATTCATAGACCAAGGTTACGGCACTGGTATTTACAGTATCGGTAAGTCAATGGGTAGAAAATGGAGGTTAGTTGCCTTTGGTGGTACATCGCCTAACAATATGTATCTCAACATGAGAGCGTACATGTGGGGTGAGATGAAAGAATGGCTAAAAGAGGGCGGTTCAATTCCTAATGAGCAAGGATTATATGATGACCTCGTAGGGCCAGAAGCGATCATTGATAAAAACGGCCGTATCCAACTTGAAAGCAAAAAGGACATGAAAGAGCGTGGCTTGCCATCACCAAATAAAGGCGATGCATTAGCCTTGACCTTTGCATTTAGGGTCACTAAAAAAATAAATGGCAATCACAGAAGAGTAGCGAATACAGAGTACAAACCATTTGGGTAAAGGGGGAATGTGAATGTGTATGAAAGCTAAGACACCAAGTGTTACTACACCAGCACCTGCACCAGTCGCACAGACTGATGATATGACGCAAAAAAAGGATGAGCAATGGTTCACCGATAAAAAGCGTAAGAAAACTGGTTATGATAGCACCATCTTGGCTAGTGCTTTAAATCAAGCTACAGGCAAAACAACATTAGGCGGTTAATATGGGGACTATACTATCAAGCCTAGCAAGGCAACCTACAGAAAAGCCTGTAACTAAACCAAAAGACTACAAGAAAATAAAAGCTAAATTCAATCAGATGTTCACCAATCGTCAAAAGTACGTTGAGAAATGGAAGATGATTAGAGATTATCAGTTGCCATTTCTTGGGGTGTTTGATGGTGAACAAGACCAATCGAAACTATATACCGATAAAATCCTTACTGGTATTGCATGGGAAAGTTGTCAAATATTCGCTAGTGGTGTAATGAGTGGAATGACACCGCCTAGCCGTAAATGGTTTAAGCTAACCATGGAAAATACGGATATGGCGGCGAATAGCGATGTAGCAAAAGTATTAGATGAGCGTGAAGAAATATTGTATGCAGTGTTTGCAAAATCCAATTTCTACAATGTTGTTCACCAAGTCTATATGGAGTTACCATTCGGACAAGCACCGATGTCAATCATGCCTGATGGTAAAGTTGGTGTACGTTTCACATCGTATCCAATTGGCACTTACGCATTAGAATGTAATGCTAATGGTGAAGTTAACACATTTGGGCGAAAGTATAACATGACTTGCGACCAATTAGTTGAAGAGTTTGGATATGATAACTGTACCGATAAGATTAAGAACGCATACGATGACGGCAAGGGTAATGCAACTGTATATACTGTTTGTTGGCTAGTGTGCGAAAACAAAGACCGCAACGGAAAATTGGGTAACAAGAACATGCCTTACTCCTCTATTTACTGGGTTGAGGGGAGTAGGGATGATGAAATCTTGCGACATAGTGGCTATGAAGAATGGCCTATTCCGATTGCACGGCACACCACACATGATCTGAATGGCTATGGTAAAGGTAGTGCATGGTTCGCACAATCTGATGCAATGATGTTACAGAAATTGGAACTAGACCGATTAACAGCTATTGAGTTAGGTGTAAAACCACCAATGGCCGTTACATCCGATGTGATTGGTAGTGTATCGCTATTTCCTGGCGGTATTACCGAAGTCGATACAGGTGGTAAGGTTGAGCCTATCTTTAATGTAGGTATCAATCTTGATTGGATAATGCAACAAATCATTGAAGTTAAAGACAGTATAAAGCGTGCATATAGTGCTGATTTATTCCTTATGCTCGATAACATGGACAATGGACAAATGACGGCAAGGGAAGTCATGGAACGCACGCAAGAGAAGCTACAACAATTAGGGCCTGTAGTAGAACGGCTACTATCTGAATTTCTTAATCCGATTATCGAACGTACCTATGCAATATTAGATCGTGCAGGTGTGTTTCCACCAATCGATGAAGCATTAGCGGAAGAGTTAAACGGCCAAGATGTTAAGATAGAGTACATTTCACCATTAGCACAGGCACAGAAAGTATCTTCATTAACTTCAATCGAACAGTATTTTGCGTTCCTTATGTCATTAGCACAGGGCAATCCTAACATTCTACAAAAATTCAATTTTGAAGAAGCAGCAGATTATTATGGTGTTAACCTCGGTGTACCTGCAAAAGTAATTGTATCGAATGACGAATATCAAGCTAAGATGGAAGAACAACAACAGGCACAACAAGAACAAGAGGAACAAGCACAAATGATACAAGCGGCACAATTAGCACCTCAAATGGCTAGTGCAGCAAAACAAGCAACTGATGCAGCAAATGATGGAAACCCTGTAATGCAACAGTTAATGGGAATGGGGTACTAGATGAAACAAAAAAGAGATTATATGCGAGAGCGTGATATTGAAGCGCTGAACCACGTACTGAGTGATGAACTTGGTAGGTGGTTTTTTTATCGCATATTAGACCGAGCAAAACTGAATAGCCAATCATTCACAGGCAACAGTACAACATTCTTCAATGAGGGAATGAGGGCTGTTGCTATTTTGTTACAAAACGATTTAGGGAAGATTGGCGATGGTGTAGAGGGTGTTAAGAAATACCACCTAGCACAAATAGAAAATATTCAGATGCAAAAGTATTTTAAAACACTTGAAGAAAACGAATTAAAGAAAGGTGAATAACCATGGATGAAAATTTAGAACAAGGCACAAACAATAACACGGATAGTGCAAATGGTGGTACACCACAGGACACGAACACACAAGACCAACAAAGTACGATTTTAGGCGGTGGCGGTGATACTAACACCGACCAACCTGCAGAACCTACTGTATATGATTTCTCAACTGCATTTGAGGGTGGCGAAGTTGACCAAACCATCGCAGATGAGTTTTCAAAAATGCTTAATGGTGTAGGTGCAACGCAAGAGCAAGCATTACAGATGGCTAAGTTTGGTAATCAATATGCAACTAACCTTGTAACAGCTTACGAAAACCAAAAGCAAGAAGCACTCAATGCACAATACAAAGGTTATGCAGATAACGCTCGTGAGGTATTAGGCGCTAAATTTGATACTACTGTTAGCCAAGCGGCCGCAGGTGTTGAAGCAGTAGAAAAGACAATTCCTAATATCCGTGAAATCCTAGCTGAAAATGGCTTGGGTAATCGTGTAGAAGTAATTCAACTATTCGCACATATCGCTGGTATGGCAAGCGAAGATAGCAATGCAGGGAACAACAGACCTGCAAATAATCAATCTGACGAAGCTATTAGACGGAATATGTATCCGTCCATGTTTAAAGATTAAAGGAGATTAATTAATGGCTACAATTGGAACTAACAATCCTACATTATTGGATTTACAAACTCGTATGGATCCAAATGGTAAAATTGCACAAATCATTGAGCAATTGAACCAAACAAACGAAATCATTCAAGACATGACAATGATTGAATGTAATGATGGCACATCCAACAAAACAACTGTACGTACTGGATTACCATCCACTACATGGCGCATGTTGTATGGTGGTGTACAACCATCTAAATCCACTACCAAACAAATCATTGATACTTGTGGTATGTTGGAATCATATTCCGAAGTGGATAAAGACTTGGTTAAACTTTCCAATGACCCTGTAGCGTTCCGTGCAACAGAAGATAGTGCATTTGTTGAAAGTATGGGCCAAGAAATCGCACGCACACTTTTTTATGGCGATGAAACTACACCAGAAAAATTCATTGGCTTATCCGCACGTTTTAATACATTGGATATTAAAAAAGCTGATTGCGCTAAAAACATTATTGATGCAGGCGGTACTGCTAACCTTGCCTCT